GGCGAAAGACCTGCCATAATTGTCCCCACGCTTGCCGCTGTTGCCATACCAAGTTGTGAAGCGCTCATAGCAAGCCATGCCATAAAGGTATCTGTCTGCCAAGAACATAGAGGAAAGTTACCTAACGTCATTCGTTCATTATAGTTAAAGTCAACACCTTTATACTTCTTAGGGGTAATGCAACCTTCTGGCTGTGGTGAAAATAAACAATTTGCATCAAAATCGCACGTTGTGGAATCAAAATATTCATAACGATATTCTGCACTTTTTCCTTCATTATCTGTCACATATAAAAAGTTATAAGGGTAAGTGAATAACTTTTTATTCTTAGGCACATAGCCGTCTAAGTTATTCAAATTTTTGTCAACGCTGAAAGAAATAGTTTTAGGCTTATCATGTGCCGTGATATCAATGAATTGTAAAGGAAACATTACCATGTTAATCACGGCATCACTTTTACCCGCTGTTGTTAAGTTCTCAAGCCATTGTGTAGTAGCGTTGATACCTTCCAAGTAAATCATAGAACAGCCATTATATATGCCATTCTGCAAGGATGGTGTAGCATCTGTATAATCATGGTTAACAGTTGCACAAATAACTGGAACCCAATTACCTGTAATGCCTTTCATTCCTAAATCATAAAATTTAAATTCACCTGTTTCAAGATTTTCGGGAATTAAGTTACTTCCTAATAAATCTGTTGCGGTATGTTCTCTTTCTACATAGCAAGGTTTAAGTGTGTAATCAAAAGCCCATGTTTGCATTACATCAAGTTCGTAACTAATGGCACTGGTTTCGTTATTCACATATTCGACATTTGTGATAAAAGCGTAAAACCATTTAGAACCAAATGCTTTATTTTGAAACATGATATAGTTGCAATCATATAAGTTATCAGCCTTTATTGCTACTCTAATTTTGTTTTCTTTGCGTAAATAACTACATTCCAAATAATTGTATTTTGCTTTGTTAGTAAAATATGTTGTCTGGTTTGTCACACTATCAAACAAAATAGTATCTTTATATGTGTTATCTAACGGAACATTCCTTAATATTTTAACAATAGAATCTGGTGCAATATAAGACATATTACCACCTCTTTCTTAAATAAAAAATGAATGGCATTTTACTTCTTGTCGGACCGGGTTTTGGTGGTGTTGGTGGTTCTGGGGGTTCTTCTCCACTCAAATACTCATACCAATATGTAGCCTGTGTACTTCTCTTTGGTTGATTCTGGTTCTTTGGGCGTTCATAATTTTTCAAGAAAGCCTGTGCTAAATAAGCTGGTGTTTCTTCTGAATGAGTAAATTCTTCAAATGATAATGGATACGCCTTTGTTTTAATCC